AAGATCAACAACAAATAAAACAGTCGTTAATATTTCTTCAATACGAATAGTTTCATCAGCCTTATCTAAGCCGCTTTCGTATTTTTTATCCTTTTCAGGTATCGCACAAAGGATTTTCCAACCTACAGGTTTAGGCAATTGTGTTGCCTTTTCTTCAGCGGTGGCTGAAGGACGATAACTACCTACTATTTGCGGATTATTGGGGTTTGAACCAATAAGGATTTCATTCATCTGAATGCTCCATGCGGGATTGAAGGTCTAAGACATAACCCTTTGCAGTGAGTAGACCCCTAACCTCACCACAAAGCCTTTTATACTCATCAAATTTTTCAACATTCCCTGTTGTTAAATGATTTTTGAGTTGCTGAACCTTATCGTCAATTTGTTGAATTAACAGTTCATATACATCCATTATTCATCCTTGTTTTGTTTAACATCATCGTGTCTTGCACGAAGGTCGGATACTTTACTTGCCATTTTTTCCGCTAAGATTTGTTTATGCTTATTGGATTCCAAGCCAAGTTCAATGCCTCTTTGCATTTGGGCTGCATTAAGTTTTCTATCTTCAAGTTTATATTTAGCACCAACCTCAACGCCTTTATTTGTTTGGTCAGCATTAAGTTTGTGCATATTAAAATCTGCTTGCTCTTGCAGTTTTTTAATTTCAAGTTGTAATTCAGCTTGTTTAAGTTGAATATCCGCTTGGTCTTTTTGTGCCTTGCGTTGTACATCTTGTTGTTTAATCTGCAACTCTTGTTGTTGCATTTGAACCAACGGGTCTTGCTGTTGTTGCTGGGCTTGTTGTTGTGCCTGTTGAGATTGGTTTTGAGCCAATAACTGTTGTGCTGCTTGTGCAATCAATGGAGCCAAATGCGCTTCCACTTCGGGGTCCATGTTTGCAGGATCACCATTCTCATCAAACTGAGGAGGAAGGTTCATTCCTAATTGCTTTTCAATTTCAATACGATAAGCAAAGCCAATATGTTCAGCTACATGAGCTTGCATAGAAGCAAGAATAGCTTGTGCTTGAGGCATTTGACCAACAAGCTCCATAATCTTTGGGTCTTTTGACGCAGAGATATGAACAATAATATGTGATGGATGGTCTTGATAGGCAAAAGCTTTTACAGGCTTTCCTGCTAACAGATTTTGATTCTCTGTGACCGGGTCTTCTGGCTTATGATCATCTGCCATAGGCACAAGCTTTGCAGCATCTTTAACGCCTAGTACATCAAGCATTTGTCGATGCAGTAATGGCATGTTGTATATCTGAGGATTGCCCTGAGCAAGCTGTAACACTGCTTGGTACTGAACAATCTTTTGTGCCATTGTGCTGGCATTTGGATCAGATACAGGAATGACATCAACATTTTTATAATCAGATTTACGGGCTTTACGACTCCCTTCTTCGGGATCGTAATCATATTCATCTGGTGCGTTATCAGCAATAATATCTTTAAGAAGTTTTAACTCTTGCTTTAACGAATAATGAGTACGGGCTTGCACAGCACTCATTACCTTTAGGGTGCGTTCGAGTATAGCTAGTGTTGTTCCTACAGGTGCTTGTGATGACATATCGCTAATCTGCAAATCTGCGGTATTAGCAAAACGCCTTCCATCTTCAATAATTTGATTTAATAAACCTATTAATACTTGGCTAGGTTCTTTATATGGAAGAGGAAGAATATTATCTCTTAATGCACCACTTGCCACATCTACATCTCTAAACTCGCCGGGTGAGATTGGGGTGTCATCACCCTTGACTCGCATTCCACGGGTTTTAAACCCGCCGGGTAGATTAGATAATGTACCCGCATCCACTAACTGACGAATAATAGATGTGCCTGATTTTGCATAGGCTCCAATTAAATGTATTAATCCAAAGCAATAAAAACCAAAGCCGGGAATATATCCGTAGTGAACAAAATGCTGACGTTTTAATTTCTTGTTATCATCTGGTTTCCAATTGCGACGGATAGATAAAATACTTTGTGTGCCTCGCTCAATGGTAATAACATAAGGCAAGGCTATGCCAGTTTCTTCACCATCTTCATCTTTATCTTCAAAGCCGGGCAGATCATAGTTAACATGCATCTCAAGGATTTTGTAACGATCATCTGTCGTTGCTCTAAATCCTAACTTCTCTGCAATTTTCTTTTCTACTTCATCTAACGAATTAACTGGATCACCTAAATCTACATCCAGATAAAAACCAGCTACCTGCAATTTACGAAGCTCATTCTCTGTTTTACGCATTACATGGGTAATACGTTCAGCAGACTCAAGATTGCTTGCGCCATAAGGCACGACTACATCCTCGGCTGGAACGAATAAAGCCACTTGTCTGCCTAGACTAGGGTCTTCATATACCTTCTTAAATGCGTTGCCTGCAAGCCCTAACCCCCACATGGTGCGTTCTGTTTCTGGGCGGTATTCCGGCATCTTTTCTGTTAGCTCATAGTTCATGTCTTCACGAACACGGGCAGCGGATTCTTTTTTCTCTTGTGTTTCTTTGCCAATAATCTTTGTCATTACAGGACCTTCCGCAGGGAAGATCGACATCACGCTTTCTGCTTGAAACTTAACTAAAGCTTCAGCTAATAAAGGATGGTAAATACCACAGGCTCCGGGCCAAGGCTCGGTGCGTTCTTCTATTTTTAATCCAAGGAGTTCTAAACCATCAACATAGGTTTGAATCCAATCTTTACGAGAAGATACGTCAGTATCATAATCAGAAATTAAATCACTAGCTATTGTTTCTAATTCTGAATCACTTATCTGTTCAGCTAGGTTTTCTGAGAAGCTTTCATCATCAGGAACAATTTCAATCTCTAAATCGCCTATTTGCATATGCACAGATTTAGGGTCTTCAATTTCAATTTCAATTGGTTGTTCCATACCCTGCGGGGCTTGGTAAAGTGATTTGTCAATACTCATATTCTGTCTCAATAATAATTAACTTTGCGTTTAATTACAGGTTCATCTTCTTCATCAGAATCAAGTCTAAGGAACCCACCTTGTCTAAACCTAAGCAATGCTTGGCTAGTTGAGTCAACAATGTCATCATGGTCACCATTAGGGAATGAAGCGCACTCTTCCATCACCTCTTCCGCCCATCTGGTATCTGGACACCAAACATAGCCTGACGCAAACAAATCTGAAATAGCGTTTACACGGGCTATCTTATCATTACCCTTGCTTGGTGTGTATTCCGATAAAGGTATTCCAATCTGTCTTAACTCATAAATAAGAGGAGCGCCAGCAGCTTTCTTTTCAATGATTAATGAATCTGGTTCCCATTCTTTATAAAGTTCTAAGGCTTTCTTTTTTAAATCTGGAAACTCCATACGGTCTTTAAAAGAATCCAAAAGAATAATATTAGCTACGTCTACACCATTTACATTAGGATGACTAAATACTCCCCATGTTGTACAGGCAGAGTAATCCGCTCTTGAATGCTTTTCAAAGGCTGTGTCCCAAGACTGAATAATGTACTCACAAGGTGGCGGAACATCATGTTCCCATATCTTCCACATCTCCCTCTTAATAATCGCACCCTCTTCTGAGGTTGGATTCTGCTGATATTGTGCCTCCCATTTACTAACGGGAATCTCAGCTTTAATCGCTTCTAACTCTTTCTTAGACCAGAACTCTTCCCATAAAGGATTGCCTGAAGGTAAAAGAGCAGGAAACTCTATTACCTCCCATTCATCACCATCCCTCTTCATAGAGTTAGCTAGGATTTGACCCGTCAAGTCTCTCTTAGACCAACGTGTCATCACAATGATAATAGCTCCACCCGGTTGCAAACGCTGTCTAGGACCAGAGCCGTACCATTCAAATACCCTGTCATACACTTCAGGGTTACCTTGCATCGCTTCTTGCTCACTGTGTGGATCGTCAATGATCAACACATCAGCGCCTTTACCCGTCACAGCACCGCCAACACCAATAGCAAAGTAATCACCACCAGCATGGGTATTCCATCTACCAGCAGCTTTAGAATCACTAGAAAGCTTTGTAGGAAATATTTCTTGATAACCTGCTGTGTTAACTAAGTTTCTAACCTTACGTCCGAACCCAACAGCTAACTCAGCAGTGTGCGCTGTTTGAATAATCTTTTTTTCTGGAAACTTTCCAAGAAACCAAGCTGGAAACAAATAAGAAGCAAACTCTGACTTAGTGTGCCTTGGAGGCATATTAATAATTAATCGTTTTAAATCACCACTAGCTACACGCTCAAAGGCATCAGCCATAATCTTATGATGCCTTCCAGATATAAACGATGTCCACATCTCTGAGACAAAAGGCATGAATCCATCTTTACATCGTTCTATCTTATCTGCTTTTAATAACTGAATAATATCTTCAATATGTGGTGAGTCTTTAGGAAGCTTATCCATAAGCCTTAAATACTTAGCTACTTCTTCCCTTGTTAAAAGACTCATAACTTAGCTATCCTATTAGCAGAAGCATCAACAACCTTCATAGACCTAGTCATTCTAGGTTGTATGCTAAGATATCCTTGCTTCTTAAGTTTATGTACATACTTATAAATAGTGCTTTTACTTGTTATGCCAATAGCATCAGCAATGTTCTTATACGAAGGTGCATAACCTTTCATCTGCATGTAAAGGGTAATAAACTCAAACACCACTCTCTGTTTATCGGTCATCTCGCTACGCTCGTTGATTCACAGCTTTGCTGTTTCTCATTCTTCAACTCCCCATGTTCCACTAGGAGACTCGTTGTACCAATACAATGGAGTACGTTTTCCAACGTAAGCACCAGCAATATTAAATTCAAAAAACTCTCACGCTTCTTCTTCAGACATGTCATTAGTAAGCTTGTAAACAATTCTATCTGCGTTATAAAACACTACAGGTAAGTCTTCTCTGAATTTCAACCCAATGATGCAATCATCATAACCATCTGCAAACAAAAGCTCTGGGTCTAGTTTGACAAGTTTATTTTTTAAAATATATATACCCCCGGAGTAGACGAAAAGAAAAGACATGGGGGGTATTTTACAGGAAGGCGAACAGATGATGTGGGTAGAAATTGAATGAGTGGAAATGAGTGTAAAGGATTCACCCAACCATGCGCGAAATAAGCGGGGTCGGGGTACGGTGGGGTTCGACTTCCACCGTTTAAACCACCTCTTTCAACCTAGTACATCCACCTAGTGCATCAGCGTTTAAACAGGCATAGCATCATCACCCGTTTAAACAGTGCTCAGTGTATCTCTGTGCTCCCCACC